TACTTCGCCCGTCAAGAGCTTTGTCCCCAGAAACCATCTGAGTTAAGCGAGTTAAATCAGATATAGATTTGTAATTATTTCTGATAAGCTGTTTTTGTTCTTCGGTTAGATTAGTCATTGATAATTATAATATCTTTTTGCTGAATAACAATCACGGCTTTTTCTTTGAACATCTTCTTTAAATTCTTAATCTGCTTGTAGCCAGCTTTTCTATTCTTTTCGTTAGTGGTATAACCAAGCCTTTTTGCAACCTCGTCTTCTGATAAATTTTTTACAAATAAATCTTCATAAACTTCATAGTGCTTTTTAGTTAATACTAATTTCATTTCTATATGCAGTTTGCCTATAGAATTCATTAAATCAAACTCTCGAGATGCGATTGAAAAAACTTCTTGATGGTGGTTCTCTAAAGCGAGAGGTAATTTTATATCGTATGCATGTTTTTTTCCTTTTTCCCATTTGGCATATAGCTTACATTCACTACATTGCGTTCCGCTTGGAGTGAAGGCGCATAAATTGCCATGTATCGATTCTTGTTGATTTGATTGATTAAAAGGACAGTTTAAGCATGGACGCGCAAAGTTACTGTAATGATTACGTAAGATATTTTTTAATTGATTAGATATAATCTTATTAATCCAGGGCTCGAGCTGTCGCTTTTGGTCCCATTGATCCCACTTTTTAAAAATATGAAATCTTATGATCTGCTCTACGTCCTGAAAATCAAACCATGCTATCGCATTCAGATGCCACTTATATTTTCTTTTTTGAAGCTCTCGGTCGATAACATCAACTCTGTCTTCGTATCTTATTTTTTTAGGTCTTCCCATCAATCTGTTGAACGATTTGCTGAGCTACCACATTCCAGGACGGATTGCGCTTCAACTTCCTTGAGACTTAAAGCCTTAGAGTCTATTGCTTTTTTTGCAACTCTTTTAGGTCCTTGTTCTTTTGTGTTTATTAAGTCTCCGATTGTCGGGCTTTTACTCACTGCGTCAACAGTATATTCTAATTTTTGTATATTGGGGATTCCTTCTGGGGAATCGTTTTCTAAATTAGCTTGCGCTTGCTTTGGGGGGTCAGCATGAGCAGGATTCACTCCTTCTTCCGCTAACGATTGTCCGCAGCCAGCACAAAATTTAGCTTTCCTGGTGGTAAAGACATTTTTGTAACCACATTCTGTACAGTATATGAAAGGCATATTGTATATTAATATGTTTTAATAAATTTTTCTACTTATACGTTACACAATGTTTATTGATTTTTTCTTCTCACTCTTGTTTTTATCGGCTGAGGTTTGTCGCTTAACGACGCTTCTTCTATTTTTCCAACAATGAACTTAAGTATTTCGCTTCTTAGAATATCTTCTTTTGTAAAATCAAAACAATGAATACCATTATCCGCAGACTCTTGATTATTGAAGATATCTGACATCCTGTCAAATCCGCTTTTGCCGTTAATATCGCTTTGCATAGGGTCTCCACAGATAAATAATTTGGTATTCCTACCAATTCTTGTTATTAATGTGGTTAACTCTTTAAATGTAAAGTTTTGAGATTCATCCGCAATGACAATTCTATCAATCCAGTTGGCTCCACGCAAATAATTTATAGGCAAAGCGTTTATAATCTTTTTTTGCTCCAGAAAGACTTTGTCTTGTGGCGAAATCATCTCTTCGAGCTTGTCGTTTAACGGTAGCATAAATGGATTAAACTTTTCCGCAACATCTCCTGGTAATGCTCCTAGGCCTTTTTCGCCGCTTTCTGCTATCGTGCGGATATAAGTAATATCATAATCATTGTTAATATTAAAAAGTTGAAGAGCACTGTATACCGCTAAATATGTCTTGGTTGTGCCTGCGGGGCCACGAATGAACATAGCTTTTGTGTTTCTGGCTATCGATAGCTTGAGAAATTCTTTTTGTTTTTCTGTGAATTTTACTGGGTCGAGTTTTATCTTTTTTTTCTTCAATGGTGAAATAAAATCTAAAATTTCTCGTTCGTCAATTTCGCAAGTAACATTCGCATCAGACACCAACCGTGAAGCTGTTTTTCTAGCCATGTTTGTAAAGTAAACATTGTTATTGATGGTAAAATTGCCATCAATATATATTACACTTAAAAGAGATTAAATTCGATAACGAATTACTTTTTCTGCAACTCCTGCAGCTGGATCTCCAGCAATAAAGATTTCTTTTTGAGTTGTGGCTAAGCTACTCTCGTATCGGCCATAATTATCATTTGCAGACGCGCCAGAGTATGTTATTTTCTGTGTTTCTGCCCAATTGGAGCCGCCGCCAGTAAACACGTATACAGAACCAGCGTTTGTGATCGTTGGCGTTCCTGGATTTTCATAAGGAGCCCCGACAATAATCGTGCTGCTATTGGGCATTGAAACGGAATTGCCAAATCGGTCTCCGTTTTGAGCATCGCTCGCAGTTAACGCCGTTGCATGAGTCCACCCTCTGTATGCAGGACTTTGATCAGTGGTGAATACATGAACTTCTCCTCGATTTGTTCCTGCAGCACTACCGCTAGGAGCACCAACAACAATCGTGCTCCCAAATACATCAACTGCCGCCCCAAAAGCTGGATCATTTGCACCCACGCTGGTTATGCCCGTCAACTGAGCGACTTCAACCCAAGATGCGGCAGCTGTGTGTGGGCCTGTTCCGTCCGCAGCATAAACATATGCAACGCCAGATTGCCCACTAAGTCCTGGCGCTCCTGCAACTATAAGATTTCCGTGCATGGCAACTGACGTTC